AATTTAGGCGGCGAAAATATTAATTTAATAATCAAAAATAAATAAAATGAAAAAGTTTTTAGAGAAGTACCTTATCGGTCAAATGGTAAAGAGTAAGAAGTTTTGGTATGCAGTTAGTTCTGTAGTTGTACCTGCTATAGTTACTTACTTAGGAGTTGATGAAACAACTGCAAGAGATTTATTTTATGCACTCCTTACTTTAATTGGAGCTCAAGGAATAGCAGACATTGCAAAAAAGTAAATGTCAAAAGGTAAAAGGTTAAGATTGTCTTCTGAAGAAGTTGAAATTATCAACGAATTCAGAGGGCAAGACTTAGCAAACATAAACGGAAACACAGCATTAGATATACATCTTAAAGAAAGAGGTATAAACAAAAAAGATATTGTAAGTGTTAAACATTGGCAAAGTATGTCAGGTGATTTACGCTTTTCAATAGTAACAAAAGAACAATACGGAACTGATAAGCTAGAGCTACTTGAAGACATTCAAAGTCTAATAGAAAACTACTCCCCTAAATACCCAAAAATTAAAAGAGTTAAAGGCGAACACTTATTAGTGATAAACCCTGCGGACATTCATATTGGTAAATTAGGAGTAGCTTTAGAAACAGGTGATGACTATAATACAGAGATAGCTTACAATAGAGTTTTAGAAGGCGTTACAGGGCTTATTAGCAAGTCTAAAGGATTTAGTATTGATAGAGTTTTATTTTGTGTAGGGAATGATGTTTTGCATATAGACAATGTATATAATACAACTACAGCAGGGACTCCACAAGATGCAGATGGAAAATGGTGGCAACACTTTGAAGCAGCTTTAAAACTATATGTTAAATGTGTTGAGATACTAAGAGAAGTTGCTCCTGTTGATGTAGTTCATTCAATGTCTAATCATGATTATCAAAGCGGCTTTCATTTAGCACACTCTTTAAAGTCTTGGTTCAGAAATACTAAAGACGTAACTTTTGACATATCAGTAGCGCATAGGAAATATTACAAGTATGGTACTAATCTTATAGGACTTGAACACGGAGACGGAGCTAAAATGGATAAGCTTCCTATGTTAATGGCAAACGAAAGACCGCAAGAATGGGCAGAAACTAAATACAGGTATTGGTATTTGCATCATTTACATCATAAAGTTAAATACAAATGGTTAGACTCTAAAGACTTTATAGGTGTAACTGTTGAATATATGCGTAGTCCTTCAGGAACTGATAGTTGGCACAACAGAAAAGGCTTTTGTGGAGTACAAAAAGCAGTAGAAGGGTTTATACATTCCAAAGAATCAGGTCAGATAGCTAGACTTGTACACTATTTTTAATGCAATTAAAAGACTCAACTAAACTTAGCTTATTTTATTTTGCGCTTATTTTAATAGTTTTATATTTCTCAATATAGCTTTTAAACCTCTTTTTTAACACCTTTTTCAAACAATTTTAATCTTTTTTTAAATTTATTTTAATATAATTTACTAGATAAGGGGTAACTTTTTTTAATATTTTTAGTTAAAAAGTCTGTTAAAAGTTTGGTTAGTAAGTTTTTTAATGTACTTTTGTACCATCAAAATTAAAATAATTAAATAATTAAGAAATGAACTACAAAATTGTAAACAGAAACACAGGAGCAACTTACTTCTTAAATGAAAAAGAAAAAACAAACTTTTTTATTAAAAACAAAATGCAAAATTATATAGAGATAAATCTAACTAAAGCGAAAGCAAAAAGAATAAATAAGATGTTAGATGTAGTTTCTCATTTAGCAATAATAGGTGCTTCAATATTAGCTACTTTACTTTATATTCAAAACTACTGCTAAGATGACTATACTTGATGCAGAATATTTAGAACACTCTACTTATGTAGATTACAATAAGCCATTCTTTTCAAATCTTTTTGAAAGAGAATTAGATAACACAAAAGTAATAGCTAATGAATGGTTTTTAAAACCTCAGTACCAACAAGCAGGAGTTCACACTTACGACAAAGCTTCAGGTCATTTTAATAATGATATAAGCTATAACAACAGGTCAGTAGTAGTTGTAGGAACTGAATTACAAATTTACAACAAGTTTTGTCAAATGATTGAGAAACACAGTTGGCAACTTCAGGATAGTTGGGATAGAGAATTAAAGCCTGAATATTTAAAACACTATGAAAACAATGGTAAAATACCAATAGTAATAAATTTAATTTAGTATTTTTAACGAAATTATCAACAGGCAAAAAACCTAGCCAATTAACATAGGTAGAAATATATGAAAACAGAAGCACTAAAAGAAAAGTACATTAAGTACAATCTAACCAAAGATGATGTCTTTAAACATCAGCACTACATCATCTTGACAAGAAGCGGTATTGATAAGATACAAGCTTTAGAAAACATTTACATAGATTATGATGTAATTAAATGTGAAAAAGATTTTTGCGTAGTAAAAGCCAATGCAAGAAAAGAAGGCAAGGCAATTCAGACTTTTGGTTCAGCTTTAAAAGGAGCAGGTTTTAAAGACGGAAACACTAATACTTGGTATGTAATGGAAATGGCTGAGAAAAGAGCTATGTCAAGAGCTGTATTGAAACTAACAGGATTCTATGAACTTGGAGTATTTGGAGAAGATGAAGCAGAAGATTTTAAAAAGAGTAATAATTAAATAAATAAATAAAAATGGAAGTAACAGGAAAACTAGTAAAGAAACTTGAATTAGAAACAGGAGTGTCTAAAGCAGGTAAAGAATGGAAAAAACAATCAATAGTAATTGATACAGGAAATGATTTTAATAATGAAGTCTGTGTAAGTGCTTTTGGTGATAAAGTAGGGCAAATGAATAAGCTAGAAATAGGAATGGAGGTATCAGTTCTTTGTAATGTTTATTCAAGAGAATACAACGGAAGATATTTTCACAATATAGATGGGTACTTTTTTACTAATCAAAGCAATAAATCTTCAGATAAAATACAGAATGGAGAAGCTGAAGAAGATATGCCTTTTTAAGATGAATACAGAAGATAACTTTAAAAACCTTTGCGACCTTACTACAAGTTTAGTAGGGTTGCCTAAAGGCTCTCTAGCTTTAAAAACTAGAAAGTTAGAATATCATGTACCAAGAATGATAGCTGCTATGATTTCAAGAATTGAAGATGGAACTCATAGAGATGTTATTGCTAAAGTATTAGATAGAGACAGAACAAGTGTTAATCATTATGAAGTTAGACACGCTTTTAACTATGCTACATTCCCTAAGTATAGAAATACATTTAATTTAATTTACAATGCCTATTCAGAAATTAAAGATGCAAAATACACTTTTAAAGATTTGCATGATTTAAAGCAATATTTAAGAGACAATAATATATATGATTGTGATAAACATCAAACTACTATCCGTATTAGTTGCGGTAAGTTTGGAGCTGATATAAAAGTTTCTTACAGAGAATTCTATAATAAATTTGAATTGTGTAAGTTAGCACTTCAAAATTATAAATACGAAATAGAAGTTATATGAAACATTTACTAAGTAGTTCAGCTTTTTTAATAGTAAACAAGCAATTAGCGAAGCAGGTGGGATTGAAGGGCGCAGTCCTGCTTGCTGACCTAATTAGCAAAGAAGAATACTTTATTGCTAACGGTATGACTGACGGATGGTTTTTTAATACTGCTAATAATATAGAAGAAGACACTTGTTTGACTTCACATCAGCAAAGAAAAGCAATTAAAAAGCTAAAAGAATTAGGAATTATTGAAACAAAAGTAATTGGAGTTCCTGCAAAGCAGCACTTTAAAATAAAGGAATCCAAGTTGTTAAGCTATTTAAATACTAGTTGTGAAGAAACTGCAAAACTAGTTGTTAAAAAAACGCAAACTAGTTGTAAAGAAAGTGAACAACTAGAAGTTAAAAAAACGCAAACTATTAATAAGAATAACAATAAGAATAACAATAAAAATAATATATCTAATAGGCGTGATGATTTTGTTTTTGAGGTTTTGTGTTTTGATTATGATGAAAGTATTTTAAATGGATTTATAGATTATTGGACAGAACCTAATAAGTCTAATACAAAAATGAAATATGAATTACAGAAAACTTGGGAAACAAAAAGAAGAATAAAGACTTGGGCTAACAATCAAAAAAAATGGGATAAACCTAAGTCTAATAAAAAAACAATGAGTAAGTTAGACGCTCAAATTAATGAATGGCAAAAAGCAAAAGAATTATTATGACAGAAAAAGAATTTTATAATTTATTGTTAGATGAATTAAATGATATGCAGGATTATATATTATGCCCTATGGATATATTAGATACTGTTGAGGATTATATAGAATATCATATAGATAAAGAAGTTAATAAAAGATTAGATGAAATGGACGATACAATAAAAAAAATTGAATTATGAAAGCATTAAAGCAAGAAAACTTAAAAGAGCTTACAGAAAAAGTCCTAGACTTAGTTGCTAAGACTTCAGTTGAAATAGGACACAGGTCAGATGCTCAAACTTTAGCAAGTCTAAGTAAAATCTTTGCTGAGGATTTAATAAAAGAAAAGCGTTTCGGCAATATGACTTTTAATCAAGTACAAGATGCTTTTAGACAGGGTGTAAGATTTGGTAAAGACGAACCCTTTTTAAATATCAGAACTTTTTACAAGTGGGTATATGCTCAGAAGAAGGTAGTAGATAATGCCTATTATGAAGTTCAC